TGTTCGTTCAACACCATCGATGAAACGGTGGGCTGTTGAAAGTAATTGTGCATATTCAATAATCATTTTTACCACATGTTTATCTAAATGCATTTCAGCACAAATTTTTGGATCAGAATCTAGATAAAAGATATTCACGATTTAATCCAAGTGTTTACTACTTCTTCAAGTGGTTCAAAATCATATTTTGGTGCATCTTCATCGAATTCTGTAAAAGTATCTTCACGAATCTCATTGAACAAATTTTGAAATTTATCATCTAACTTTTGATTAATATCTTCTAGCATACCGGAAATGGTATAAAGTCCCGATTGAATTTGTTCGTTTGTGGATCCAGCTTCAACGCCGTTGGTAA